TCGCAATTTGGGATTATGGTCAACATACCGTCTCCCTTTGCTTGTTATTGCGACATCCTCGATTACGTGTCCCTCAGACCACGCGCACCGAGCAAGACCAAGCCGTTCAAGCGCTTCAAATCCATAGGACAGACTGCCGATTCGCTGAGGGTCGGTTGTCATATTGATTTTGCCCTCGTGCAGAATCCGTAAAGCCTCCTTCTCTTCTTTCGCCAGTTTGATTCTCTCCATACAGCGTTGATTTATCGATGACAAAGATAGGCAAATATTTCCATTCGCCTATCTTTGTAGTTAAACTTACTTCTTTTTGCCCAAACCCATAATATCTATCAGCTCTTCAGCGTTATTCTGAACCGCTTCATTGTAGCAAGTGAAGAAAACGCCATCGGGGAGAAGTCCATGCCGCTTCATCCATTCTCTTTCAGACTCGTTCTTTTTATTCGCCAACCATATCAACGGATAGCCATAGCCATCGGAAAATGTTTCGTCTGTAATCTTGGGACAGGTTTCAATCCAACGAAATCCTTGTCTACGGAAAAATGATGGATGCACAAGGATGTATGCGAGCTTAAGTGGATTGATTATCCGCAAAGCGTCCTTGACGCGAACGAAGCACATTGCTACCTGTGTGGAAGTGCAAGCCGTTGTTAAAATGTCGACATTAACCCTGTAGCCTTGACGTTCGAGAATTGCTACGACATCAAGAACGTGCCTTCCAGCAACGGCGAGTTGACTTGTCGTTACAGAGCAGCTCGCGCTGTTGTTATAGATGATGCTCACAATTTTGGATTTCTGATTGCGCGCATTGACAGATATCATTGATTGCGGAACACCAGCAATTGCATTCGGTACGTGTGGAGCGAATCCTACAACGCCAACCGATGGTGTGTTTCGTTTAATAAAACCATAATTGTTCACACGTTTCTCACTCTGTATTACAGACAGACCTTCTCTATATCCGCCAGTTAGTAATTCCTCGCTCTCTTCGTATGTGTCTGTTTTATAAAAATCCTTATTCCCTTTTCTTTTGCTTGCTATGTCTTCAGAGCCCTTGAATGCTATGTTTAGTTCTCGAGTGTTCAAAGATTTTACAAAAGCATCGATTGTTGCGAATTTCTCGATTTCAATATTCTTTGCCATAGTCGTGATTATTTAGCCAATTTATATTTAAGGGTCATTACATATTCGTTATCTTCATCGTCTTTGATGTTTTTTGCGATGATCCGCAAATCGTCAATCGCCATCCCTCGGACAATCGCAAGTGATATTGCTTTTTTCACATCGAAGACGCTTCTAAGGCTTGCAAGTCGCTCAATCGCTCTGTAAGAAACCGTATAGCGCATATCCGCAGCCTTGACTGCCTTGCGGAACGCGTGTACAAAATCCACAATATCTACCGCTCCACGAGCGATTGCCATTTCAATATTCGTGTCATAATTAATCTCAACAATTGCAAAGCGGTCAAGGCTTGATGCGTCAAGCTGGTAGCGTCCTGTGTATTCTGCATCCGCTCCTGTCCCGAACGTATTACCAGCAGCGACGATTCTGAAATCCTTGTGCGCTTGCACTCGTCCGTTAGGAAAGTCGAAATATCGGTTTGCGATTGCAGCGTTAAGAATCACAAGGACTTCTGGCACTGAAGCATCAATCTCGTCAAGCATAAATATCCCACCTTGAGTAAATGCTTTGTAAAACTGCGTTTCGTGGAATGTTCCGTTTGCGTCAATAAAGCCCGTAATTTTGTATTCTTGCGTGACTGCGTTTGAAAAATAGAACTCTTTGCCGAGAGCTTCCGCAACTTGTTTGCAGATTACATTCTTTCCGCATCCCGCTGGGCCTGTCAAGAAAACAGGGATGTCTGCGTTTACAAGTTTCAGAATTGTTTCAAATTCTTTGTGCGTCGCTCCTGTAACTTTGTTCTTACCGTTATCGGATTTGACTTCGATGATTTTAGGCAAGGCGCCGTATGTATCAGAGATGTATTTATCAATTTGTGGTTTTGCGAATTGAATCATCGCATCCACTGATAGTTTAGCCATCGCTTCCGCGATAGATGCACTAAGTGATGTTTGTGGTGCGGTTGATGTTGAAACATTATCAGTAGTTTCGGTTGTTGCTGGCTTTGCTGATTCTTGTTTTACTGATGGTTTCCACGATTTCCGAGCGTTATCAATCATTGTTTGCGCTTCTGCTGCCACAGTGTCGCTAAGTTTCTTTGTTTTCACTGGTGCGTTGATTGGGCGAAATCCATCCGCTGGGTCGTACATAATTCCGTAGCGGATTACGATTGGTTTGTACTCGGTCGCATTGTTGCTGATTACAACGTTCATCGACTCGTTGAAGTCTAATAATTGATAATCTTTCATTTCTATAAGTTTAATAATTAATAATCTTCCTCGACCGCTCATTAAGCGGTGTGTTTAATACTTGCTTTTTCACACTGCAAATATACAAACAATATTTGTAACGTGCAAATGTTTAGCAAACAAAATGCCGAGTTTGGCAAACTTTTTTGAAGTTTGTTTGAAAAACAACGATTTTTTTGTTTGGTAAACACCGCTTTTTAAGCGGTTTATTTTTATATTTGTCGCGAGGCAAACGAATAATTTTTACGCGTGATATTATGAATAAGAAACTATTAGAATTGCTCCAAGACAAATGCAAGGATTTTGGATTGACAAAGAAAGCCATCGAAGATATTGCTGAAACAATAAGCGAGGGCGTTAGTGACGAGGCTTCTGATGAAGAACTCGAAGAGAAGGCGAATTCGGCAGTCCCTTATGCTCGCTTGATGCAAGCAGAAGTGACACGCAAGGCGCAGAAACAGGTTGTGAAGAAGAAGACTATCAACGATGGTGATGGCGACGACACAACCCCAAAAGCTGATGATGACCAACCAGAGTGGTTCAAGAAATTCAAGGCGGAAACCGACAAAAAACTCACGGCGCTTGAAGCCGAGAATGAGAATTTAAAAGCGGAGAAGCAGAAGGCTGAACGTTCGGCAAACATCACAGCAACGGCGAAAAGATTAGGCATTCCCGATTTTCTGATGAAGCGTTTCGCAATAGCGGATGACGCGGATATTGAAAAAGAATTGACGGAATACAAGCAGGATCTTATCACCAACAAACTAATGCCGTCAACCGAGGCGAGCATTACATCATCGTCCGAACAGGCGGCTATGGACGACGCCGAAGCGTGGGCGAAAAAGCTGCCCGATTTATAACCTTTAAAACAAATTCTTTATGGCTATTGAATTTAAGAAAACGTCTTATGCTGGTAATCTTGATGCGTTTTGGCGCACTGAGGTTCGTATGCTTCCAGGCGGCTTCAATTGCAGTCAATCGATTCCAGTTGGCGATGTCATCCCTCGTGGCGCGCTTGTGTGCGCTGACTTCGATACAATGACCGCTACGATCGTCAAGGTCGGCAGAGTTGTTGACGGAGGCACAACCACAAAGCCTCGCGTTACGAAGAACAATCATTTCTACACTGGCGACACCGTGATGAAAATTGGCAAGAAAGACGCTGCTGTAACTGTCAAGAGTGTCGACCGCTCAAACCCAGATTACGATGTTGTAGAATTTTCCGCAGCTTTGGCAACGCTTGCCAAGGGCGACTACCTTGTCGAGGCAGTCAAAGACACAGGTGATAGCGCGACGACTTATTCGCAAGCGCACGAAGCGAACACCATCCTTGGCGCCGACTACACTTCTCGTGCAGTAGGAATGACGACACTTGATGTCGCTTATTCAGCAGTTGCATTGAAGGACGTTTGTCCGCAATTCCCAGCCGATTGGCTTGATGGCGGTGCGTTCTTGAAGACGAATCACAACATTTTATTCATTAAACAATAGGAAGGAGGTAAGATATGGCTAATCAAGTTTTTTCATCTATTTTCGGAGAACTGACAAGGAACATTCAGACACGAATTGATAAGGCTTCTGAACTGAACAAGCAGTTGTTCGACAAAGTTGTATATCGCAACTACCTTGACTGGGACACTCCGACTATTGGGCTTGACTTTGAGGAGATCATTGGCAAGTACAATGTGACTATTGCAGCAGCCACAATTGGCGACAACTCTAAAGAGCCAATCATTGGTTCAAACGGACTTGACACCGTTAAAGAGCGTGTATTGAATCACGCTATCACTCGCCCGATGTCTATGCAAGATTATCGCAAGATTCTCGAGATTATGGACACAAAGGCACTTTCTGATAGTGTTAAGAAGCAGAAACTTATCGACTTGATGTGGGGCGATGTGTCGTTCGTTGTCAATGGTGTTGAAGCACGCTTGGATATGATATTCCTTGGCGCGCTGTCCAACGAAGGAAAATTCACGTTTGACAATAAGAACAACCCCGAAGGCGGTGTTCGTGGTGCAATCGACTACAATCAGCCTGCAAGCAATATTGCACAAGCGAAAACGAAATGGACGGAGGCGAACATTGACTCTGTGGATTGCATGGAGGATATTCAAGCAATACTTGACGCTGCCGACGACAAGACTGTTCTCGGCAAGGTTCTCGCCGCTCCGAGTGTGATTGCCTATATGTGCCGCACTAAGAAGATGAAGCAGATGATTTGGGGTACTGACAAAGGTTCAAGGCTTGTGCAGTTATCCGACATCAACGCTTACCTTGAAGCAAACGGCTATCCGCAGTTTGAGAAGATCCGTAGACAGGTGCGCGTTCAAGACAATGGCAAGATCACATCCGTGAATCCGTTCAACGCGAAGAACATCGTCTTTATCCCAGCTGGCAAGCTCGGTGTTGTTAAAAACGCTCTTTCGGATAACGAACTTAATCCAGAGAGCGATGTGTCGTATTCTAACTACGGGCGCATCCGCGTTTCTAAATGGCACGTGGGCGAAACCAAGGGTGCAAACAAGGGTGAGTTTACGAAAGCTGAGAGCCTTTCGCTCCCAGTGATTACCGAGATGGATAATATCTACACCCTCAAAACGGATTATTGATATGACTAATTTGGAAGCACTCAAGGCGCAATGCAAGTTGATTTGCAACACGTGCTATGTCGATACCGACGCAGCGACACTCGCGCTTGTAAACGCTGGCTTGGATTCTGAAGCAACGGCAATGCCGCAAGATGTTGAGATTTTGCGAGCAGCCATAGGTATTGTTCGTGGCTGGGAAGAAACAAGTCGCAGCGAGAACGGAATTTCGGCTGCGACAGATTTAGCGGCAGTGCGAAGAAACATTGCTTGGTGGTGCAAGCAAGGCGGCTTGGATGCCTCTGAATTTCTCGGTGATGACGCAACGACAATTGACAACGGCTCTGATATGTGGTGAGATGAGAACAAACGGCTATATACAACGATACATCACATCTGATGGATATGAGGATGAACTTGGTGACTATCACGAAGGCGAAACATATCTCGATGATGAAAAAACCGAGTGTCTTGCCAATGCGAACGGACAGCCACAAGAGCGATTGTTCGAAGATGGAGTGACGCGGAAGTATACGTTCACCGCTTTTCTGCCTCCGAGAGTGAGATGGTTCGAGGTAGGGGAACGAGTGCGGCTTACACGTTACGGCAAAGTTTTCGAGCTTGAAGTCAAGGGGTTCGTTTCGTACAATCTTCAATACAAACTTTGGCTTGGATAAATTGGATGACAATGCCTATTACTGTACAGATGCAAGGTATTAATGATGAAGCGCAGAGAATCGCAGAACGTGTTGACAAAGTGATATTCAACGCTCTGTCAAGGCTTGGCGAGATGTGCGTTGCGAAGATTCGCGAAAGGTCGGCAGCGCAAAGCTGGTGCGACCAAACTGGCAATCTTCGCTCGTCAATCGGCTATGCGGTGGTACACAATGGTAATGTCATATCAATATCCGATTTTGCTGTAGTGGGGAACGGCGCAGAAGGTGCGACCGACGGCAAGAGTTATGCTTCTAAGGTCGCAAGCGGAATCCGAAAAAAGTGGGCATTGATAGTTGTCGCTGGAATGAACTATGCGTCGTATGTGGAAGCCATTGACTCAAAGGACGTTCTTGCCAATACAGAGCTGTGGGCAAGAGCGGAAACACCAAAAGTCATGGCGCAACTTGAAGCACAAATATCGAAGATTAAGAGATGAAAACAGACATTGAGATTATGGATTTAGTTTGGACTTATGTCAAGTCTTCGCCTCTTGCCGAAAACATCAACGGCAAGTGCTACAAAGGTAGACGACCAGGCGAGTCCAACACCGAAGACTTGTGCATTTCCGTTTTGGCGAATCAAAACGGAGAGTTTCAAGAGGCATATATCAATGTCAATATATACGTTCCCGACCTTAGGCGACGTACCGCGTATGAATCCGACGATGCGCGCCTACGGGAACTTTGTCGATTGTCTGATGATGTTTTGGGCTTGCGTTTCGGTAGCGGTTGGCGGTGGAAGATGGACTCGCAAAGAGTGTACGCCGTAGACGGCAGAAACGAACAGATGATTAATAATAGACTTTTTTTCCAGAATTATAACGAGTAACAGATATGGCAGTATTAGCGTGGGGTAAGCCCCGAATTTTTGTCAAGAAGCTTGGAGGGGGCGGCTCTTGGATTGAGTTGCCGACTCCTGTTGAAGGTTCTACCCAATTATCAACCACCAAAGGCGACAAGAACGAAGCCAAAATTGAAGGTGGCGAGAATGAGGATGTGAAATACAATCGCAACACATACGCGCTTGCATTGAACATCCGTGCGGTTGAAGGTCGTGCTATGCCTATTATCGCTGATGATGGTGTCATTGGCGGTCAATATGCAGTTGTGCTTCAGCCAGAGAATCCAGCCTCGCAAGGTTTTGCGTTTCTGAAATCGGCTGCGTCTGTAGAGGACACATTCACAACCGCTGATGGCGGTGTGTGGAACTACACGTTCGACGCTTTGAAGCAAGACGCGAAACACAAGCAAATCTATTGGGGAACGGTGATTGTCACCGAACAGCCAGCAGGCACGATTAGCAAAATTGAGATTGACCCATCCGACACGACGGGTGAAACGGATAAAATCGAGATTGGTGCAGACGCATAAGATTGGTTTTTTCTCACAACAATACAAGTTAAGTGATTAGTTAAGTTGAGTTAGGTAATGTTAGGCGCGGGTTTCCATAGATTTTACCGCGCCGCCCGATTTGCTATTGGCAAAGCGCGCCTGTGAAGGTGGCATTGTCGGTTCGAATCCGACATCGGGCACTATATGAATGAGCGGAAAGACATAGAAGCACAGATGATCGATACGATTATCGAACGTCCGATAGCCTTTGATATTGACGGCAAAAGGTACTGCCTTTATCCGCCATCTCTCGGTGTGACATATCTCGTCGCGCCAATCACACAATCGCTTGGTTTCAGCACAGAGAATCTTAAGGTCAATGTTTTCGCAGAGATGCTTAAAGTGTGCAGCACGCACAAAGATGATGTGTGCCGCATCCTTGCGTTGTATAGTTTCCGTCGGCGGTATGACTTGTTTGATGCGGCTCTCATCGAGAACCGAACAAAAGAGTTTGCGACACTTAATGCCGAACAGCTCGCAAGTGTCTATATGCTGACACTTGGATGGACAGACGTAGAGATGTTTGCAAAACATATCGGTCTTGACGTTGAGCGAGTGATGCGTGAGCGTATCACTGCGATGCAGAAAAAAACATCAAAGACTGTTTCATTCGGCGGTCGTAGCGTGTACGGCTCGTTGATTGATTACGCTTGTCAGCGATATGGCTGGACAATGCAGTATGTCGTCTGGGGTATCTCTTATGCGAATTTGCAAATGCTGATTGCCGACGCGTTGAATACCGCTTATCTCAATGATGACGAAATGCGGAAACTGGGTGTACAGAATGGCGATTGCCAAGTGTTGGATGGCGATGATCCGCAGAACGCTGCGTTGATTCGCCAATTATTCGGAGGGTAGAAATGGCAGAATTGAATTTCACGATAAGCGTCAATAATCAGCAAGTGATGCGAAAGCTTGCCGAGATACAGAGCGAAATGCGCAGAACGGCAAAGGTTGCTGAAGAGTCGGGAACAGGCTTGGATAAATTCGCTGATAGGTTAGGTAAACTTGCTGCGTCTATGGGCTTGGCTTTCGGCGCGAAAGAACTTGTGCAAAATCTTGTCAAGATACGCGGAGAGTTTCAACAACTCGATGTCGCATTCCGAACAATGCTCGGCAGTGCGGAGAAAGCTGATGCTCTGATGTCGCAATTAGTGCGGACAGCCGCCACCACTCCGTTTGACTTGCAGGGCGTGGCACAGGGCGCCAAGCAGTTGCTCGCCTATGGAATCGCGGCTGAAGATGTCAACGATACTTTGGTGCGTTGCGGTGATGTCGCTGCTGGTCTGTCTATTCCTTTGGGTGATTTGGTGTACCTCTACGGCACTACGATGACGCAAGGGCGAATGTTTACGCAAGACTTGCGTCAATTCCAAGGGCGAGGCATTCCGATTGCCGAGGAACTTGCAAAGGTTCTCGGCACGACGACCGACAAACTTGGTGATATGGTGACGGCTGGACGCGTCACGTCAGATGTATTCCAGCAAGCGTTCAACAATATGACATCCGCTGGCTCTCGCTTTGGCGGATTGATGGATGAGCAGTCAAAAACCATTACAGGACAGATAAGCAACATCGAGGATGCTATCGATGTTATGTTTAATAAACTGGGTCAACAATCCGAAGGTATCATCAACACTACCTTATCGGGGGTATCATATATTGTTGAGCATTATGAGCAATTCGGGCGGATGTTGCTCGGACTTGTCGCCACATACGGAGCGTACAAGACGGCGGTTATGACAGCGGCTGCTGCACAAGGATGGGCAACAGCGGCAGAAGCAATCCATTACAATTGGTTGGTTCTTGTAGAGCGCGCGCAGAAACTTCTCAACGCGACAATGTTGAGCAATCCATACGTGCTTGTGGCAACGGCTATTGCTGGTGTCGTCGCTGCTTTAGCGTCGATGAAAACAGAAGCTGAACTTGTACAAGAGGCGACAGAGAAATATGATGAAGAGAAGCAGAAAGTAATAGAGAAAGAAGAAGAACATCGGCAGAAAATCGAGGAGTTGACCCAGATTGCCAGCGATGAAGCGACAAGCACGACAGCGCGCCGTGATGCGTTGTTTGCGCTCGAGCAGTATTATCCGCAAATCTTCAAAAAATACAGAACTGAATACGATGTTCTGAAAAACATCAAGACAATCAAGGAGGAAATCGCTGCACTCGACGGGAAAAACAGCATCAAGAACGTGGCCACCGAAGCCGCCAAAGTTAATAAGCGTATCGCGGAACTTGAAAACAAAAGGACAATAACTGGTGTTGATGGGAAAAAAATCACAGTCGAATCAAGGCTGACGTGGGAAGAGAAGGCGGAACTAAAAAGTCTTAGAACAAGATTTCAGCAATTAAGCCGCTCAAAGGAAAAGCAGAACGCTGCTGAATATCTAAACGACTTATCTGGCGTCAGCAACAATGAACTGAAGACTGCTATCGCACAGCGAAAAAAACTACTGAACGATATGAAGGTGAACGGCAGAAAAGTCGGACACTTCATTTCGGGTCCACAGGCTTTGCGTGGCTATTTTTCTCTATCAGAAATCGAAGCACAAATAAACTCGCTTGTACGCGAACAAAACGAACGCAGCGCGCCCCGTGCGTCAAGTGATAAATATGTCGCCAATGCGAAGAAGAACTACGAAGCCGCCCTTAAAAAATACAATGATTTCATTGCGAATAAGTCAAACTCACTCACTGAGGCACAATTCGCAAAGCAGCGTGATGACTTGAAAGCTGCTCTTGATGATGCCGAAAAGGAGTACAATAGGACGAAGACTAAGATAAATAAAGGTGGCAAAACTCATCGAAATGGAGCAGAAGAACGAGAAAGAGAAGCTGCAAAACGCAAACAAGCACAACAGAAGCTCAACGAAGAATTAATTACGTTGCAAACGCAGAACGAAGCCGATGAAACGGCTATTATGCACGAAGGTAGCGAGAAACGTCTGCGCGAGATTGAAGATGAGTATAAGAAGCGCAAAGAAACGATACAGAAACAACGTCGTGACTGGATTGCCGAGAACAAGAAAGCGGGCAATTCTGTAGGTGTTGATGGGTTGACCGATGAGCAACGCACTGCCTTGAACAAGGCTGATGAAAACAACGAGAAAAGTCGGCAAAAGTCACGCATTGAACTTGAACGAGAAACCCTTAGTGTGGAACTGCAAGCAATGTCGGACTATCTTCAGCAGTACGGGACGTTGCAAGAACAGAAATACGCTATTGCTGCATTATATGCACAGAAAATCAAAGATGTGCAAGACAGCGGTGATAGCGAAGAAACCAAACGTTGGCGCATCGCTGCATTGCAGAGAGAACAAGCTTCGCAAATATCGAACGCCAATGCCAAATCGTTGTCGATGGGCATTGACTGGAGTGCGGCATTTCAAGGAGTGGGCAATATTCTTAAAGATGTTGCCAAAGCGACCTTGCAGAAAGTCGAGGACTATATTAAAACAGACGAATTCAAGGCACTCTCAGCAACGGACAAGAAAACTTATACGGATCTTCGCGAACAATTACGTTTGGAAACAGGGGGTAAGTCTACATCTGTGTTTAATTTTCGCATTTGGGGCGATATAAACAAAGAGGCGAAATTGTACCAAGGTGCCGTTAAAAACTTGCGAGAGAAAACCGACGCACATAGTGCCGCGGTTCGTCAGCTTGAAGAAGCGAACAAGGGTCTTGCGAACGCTACTACTGATGACGCTACGAAAATCGCACAGACGCGTGTAAATCTTGAAAAAGCGAACGTCGCGGACACAGGCAAAGAGATGCAGAACGCCCAGCAAAAAGTTAATGAAACAAGCAGCAATCTAAGCACAAGTGTCAGCAAGGCAGCGAACGGAATCAGCAACTTCACGAACTATCTCAACGAGATGTCAAACGGCTCGTTGTATAATTTCGCGAACGGGATAACGAAGCTTGTCACATCGTTGTTCAAAGGCTCTGATGGTATCGGGAAAGCCCTTAGCGAACTTGGCGGTAAAGCTGGCGGTATTGTCGGTGCGATTCTCCAGATTCTCGACGCAATGGGTGATGCTCCGACTGAATTTATCGACACAATGATGGAAAAACTTATTGATTCGATAAATTCAATCATAGAGCAATTGCCATACTTGATTGTCTCGCTTTTTAAAGACGCGGGGAATGTCATTATGAATCTTGTCAGTGGCATTGCACATTGGTTCAAGATTGACGACCTTTTCGGCTTGGAAGGCAACTCTAAAGAAGTTGCTAAAACAATAGAATCGCTTACTGATAGGAATAAGTTGCTACAAAACTCAATCGATTCATTAAATAAATCGATTAAGGATGATAACATCTTCAAATCGAACGAAGCTTACGAACAAGCAAAGAAGAATCAGACGGAAACGAACAAGAATCTGCTTGAAATTGCCAAAGCGCAAGCATCGTATTGGAAAGGGCATCACAGCTGGAATTATTATTGGGAGGGATTATCTTCCTCGCAAATAGCGTGGGCGCAAAAGAATGTCAAATCAAATTTCAACGGCGACATCTGGTCATTAAGTCCCGAAGAAATGAAGAAACTTCTTGCTAATGTCGATATTGCAGAAGCAATCCGCGACACAGGAGAAGGGAATTTTGGCAAAGATGTCCTTGAAAAGCTGCAAGCGTATGCAGAGCAAGCCGAAAAGATTGAAGAATATACCAAGCAGTGGCAAGAGAACATCGCAAAAGTGTCTTTCGATACGATGAAAGATAATTTCGTTTCAGCTTTGATGGATATGTCGAAAGGCGCAAAGGACTTTGCCGATGATTTCACAGAGCTAATGCAGCGAGCATTGTTGTCCGTCGCACTGCAAGATTTAATCGACAAGGATCTGAAGCAATGGTATGAAAGTTATGTGACAACACTCAGTAACGGCACTCTTACAGAGTTACAGAAAGATTACTTTAAAAACGCGCTTAACGAGATATACAAAAAAGGCACGGAGATTCGCGATAATATCGCCGACTTCACGGGCTATGATAATTACACTCAGCAGAGCGGCGACTCGGGCGGTTTTGAGGCGATGTCGCAGGACACTGCCGAGGAATTGAGCGGTCGCTTTACGATGTTGCAGATCACTGCGCAGAACATACATATTGATGTTTTAAGCTTACTGAACAAAATGGATACATCAATAGCGATAAGCACTGTGCGAAACACATTGCTGCAAGAAGTCGTGACGATTATGAATCGGTCAACATCGTATCTTGAAGACATTGCCGCTGATACGCGGAGAATACGCAATGAATTCGGTGAAAAGATAGATGAAATGAATACACGTTTGCGAGTTATCGCTGGATAGAAAAAACAATGAATTGATATGAAAGGTGACTTGATTATAAACGGTAAGGATGCTTACACAACATGGGGTGTGAGCTTGTCGCAAACGGCTCTTACATCACTGATGACACCACCAGAGATGAAAGACTACATAAAGACCACGGCGCGAACTGAACACGGATCAAGATTGATAAACAACAATCCCGTTTTCGCCGAGCGTACAATCTCGTTGGATATACACCTAATCGCTGCGGATGAAGAACACTTCATCGCGCAGTACAATGCGTTCTGTCGCGTACTCGCTGGGGGCTATCTTGAAATCTCGACACGATGGCAGCCAGATATTATCTATCGCACTTTTTTTCAGTCGTGCAGTCAGTATTCGCAGTTGATTGACGGACTTGCTAAATTCACGCTGAAAATCATCGAACCAAACCCGAACAACCGAGCCAAATGATAGCGGAAATCAGCATAAAGACAAGCACAGGCAAGGAGCGCGCGACGGTGGTCGTGGGCAGCGGTTCTGTGCGGCGGTTCGCGCTCATGGGCGATGACTATGTGTCGCTGAAATTCGTGGTCGCCGAGCCGCTATACATCGCAATCGGCGACTACATCGATACCGACTTCGGTCGCTTTGTCATTGTCTCCGACCAGAAACCGAACATCAGCAAGACGACAGGCGGCTATGAGTATGAATTGAAATTCGAGGCACCGCACCACGCGTGGAAAAACAAAATCTCGATGCTTGTCTACAAACAGAACGTAGGCAACGTGGAGAAGCGTTACCGCAAGGAATCGTCGTGGAATCACACAGCCGACATCATCACACAGGCAGAAGCGGCAATCATCGACAACCTTGATTGCTTGGGAATGGACTACCGCGTGCAGTTGCACGGAGTCGATGAAGACACGGCGAGCAAAAGCGTGCTTGTGACATACGACAATACAAGCATATACGACGCACTGACATTGATTGCCGACGCTTTCGATGTCGAGTGGTGGATTGTCGGGAACATCATCTACTTTGGCAAGTGTCAATTCGGAGAGGAAACGGAATCCGTAGACTTGACACTCGGTGACAATGTGAGCGATATGGGCAACGCCAAGTCTTCAGCCGACTTCGCCACAAGGTTCTATGTCTACGGCTCTGACAGGAATCTGCGCAACTACCGCAAGAACGACCGAGGCGAGAGTGTCGCTCTCGGTGTAGTCACCGACAGACTGATGCTGCCGAAAGGCACGGACTACATAGACCTGTACAAGTATGACACGGAGGGCAACCGCGTGTACATCACGGACAGCGCATATACCGCCGACACAAAGGAGATGCCTTCCGAGGAAGTCGTGGAGAATACGATCGTCTTCGATGATGTCTATCCCAAGCAAGACGCTACGATTACCGATGTGTTCTTGTATCGGACTGCGCCGATTAAAGACAGCGAAGGAAACGTTGTCAAGAAAATCCCTATCTATTGGTGCAAGGTTGACGGCTTCATCTTTGACCGCAAATATCTGCTTGAAGGGAAAACGATTCAGATGATGTTTCAAAGCGGCTTGCTGTCGGGAATGACATTCGATGTCACATTCAACCCAGCGAACGATGCAGTGAAGCACCCCGACGGAAGCGTGAACAAAGACGCGCAGCGGTGGGAGCTTGTCTACAATACCGATTACGGGCGTGAGTTGCCCGATGAAACGCTGAAGCCGAGTGTCGGCGATAAGATTGTTTTTATCAACTTCGATGCCAAACTTGTGACGGAGGGCGATATGGTTGCCGATGCAGAGAAGAAACTCTACACCACCGCCGTCGACTACATCAAGAAACAGGCTACCGACAATCAGACATACGACTGCACGATTATGTGCGACGTGGCTCGTGACGGGTTCACGCTCGATGTCGGTCAGCGTGTGCGTCTTGTCAACGCCGCATTCTTCCGCACACCGAGGAAAAGCCGTGTTATCGGCTGGGAAATCCCTTTGGATATTCCCTACGACAATCCAGTGTACACTATCGGCGAGGCGGTCAGCTACTCCACCATAGGCACGTTGTCGAAGTCGGTGGAGGCTCTGACTGCACAAGGACAGCGCAGAGAGTCGGAAAGCGGCGGAGTGTATCTCATCCGCTCCTACGACAATGTGACACCAGCCTCTGACTTGAACGCCTACTCGGCACTCCGTGCGCTGCGTCAGTTTGTCAACGCGGTGGACGATGATGATGTCGCTGGCTTGCTGACGTTCGCCAAAGGCTTGCAGTCGGCTGGCTTTATGGAAGGCTCTTTCGGGCGTGGCTTTGAGCTGATGAAAGACCGAAACGGACGCTCCTACTTGGAGATTGACGAGATATTCGTGCGGATGCGTGCCGTGTTTGAGTCATTGGAAATCAAGCACGTCAGCCACGTCGGCGGCGAGAACATACTATCGCCTGCTGGCATTGAGTGCTACAGGGTTGAGACTGTGCCAGCACAGATAGGATTGCGCAGCAGTGACGGAGCGGACTTGCTCGACAAAGACGGAGAGCAGTTGACGGCGAAAGCCACGGACACGAACGTCTACCGCTGCTACTTCAAGACGACCGACGGAGAGCGGACGATATACAATCAATTCGCGGTGGGCGACCTTGCTCTGTGCCGCGAGTTCAACACGAAGAAGAATGTCGACGGAACTACCCTCGGACGCTACTATTGGCGCGCAGTGGTCGGTGTCGGCACTGACTATATAGATTTATCGATTACCGACTGCCTTGAAGGCTCTGACGTTCCGATGAAGGGCGACACAATTGTTTGTCTTGGAAACAAGTCGGACAAGGCGCGTCAGAATGCGGTCGTGGTATCGTCATACGGAGTGGGAAGCCCGTCTATCAAGATGTATCAAGGCATCAAGACTTTCGCGCTTTCGGACGACAATGCGCCTGTGATTATCTCCCCAGACGGGAACAAGTTTACAGGTGATTTCGTCAGCCGTAGCGGTGACAACATTGTCGACATCATCAACGGCAAGGCGAAGGTGTACACAGAGAAGCCCTCGTTTCAGCCGTACAAGGTCGGCGACCTGTGGGTGAATGCGACTGACGGAACGTATAAGAACGAACTGCTCCGCTGTGTTTCCAATGCGAAAACATTCACCTATCAAGGCAAGCTGAACTATTTGTACAACATCAATGATTGGGAGCCGTCAAACGGCTACACGTCGGAGATAAAGCAGACTTCCGACGCAATCAAGATGTCTGTTTATGCGCTCGGTCAGCCGAAACGCAACTACGCTACACTGCCGCAGACAAAGACGTTGACGGTTGCAAAGCCGTCGCTCGGCAACGCAAGCGGAAAATACATTGTCGGAAGTATCATTACCGACGGCTTGACGCATACGCAGCAGTTGTACTTGTCGTTCTCCGTCACCACGGTTGGCGACTCGCTTCTTGCCGCTCTGCCTGTGCGTATGGATATTGCCTGCGGAACATCGGTGATCTACACCACCGAGTTCGAGACGAAGAAAGGTGTATCGGTGTCGGCGACGCAGAAAGACATCGTGTTGACGGTCGACGAATCGTGGCTGTCGTTCGGATCGTTGTCGGTGGTATTGTCAAGCAAGAGCATCGCCACGGTGACGCTGACGGATTTCCGCGTGTGTCTTGTTCCCAACACTTCGTACTCCGAGGCTCAGGAACTGAAGCTTGAACGCACGGGAATCGACATCGTGAACAAGCGAATCGTACTGCAAGCGGACACCACGGAGTTCGTCGGCAACGACGGCACTACACGTGTGCGGATTTTTGGAAGCGACGGCAAGATAAACGCAGAGATGATTGATGCTGACAGCATTGTCGCAAAGCGTCTGCAAGCGAAGACAAGTCTCGGCACGGTTGATATTGACAACGGCACCATATTGCTGCTTGACGCGAACGAAAAGCCGAGAATGCGCATATCGGGGGGCAATCTCACCACTTCGGCTTCGTCGGTCGACGTTGCAATGAAGCCGTACACAGGACAGATTGATGTGGACGAAAGCAGGGACTACTACCACGCAGAGGTGTCATTGCCCGAAGCAAGCGGCTATGTGTTCAAGACCGCCAACGGAGCGGTGGCGAAACTGCCGACAATAGGACTCGGTGTGTCGGAACTTGTTTCCGACGCGTTGGCATACCCAGGAGGGCGCATCCGTGTACGGCTTGAACTGCTGCTTGACGGCAAGGTTATCGGTGCGCTTGACAAGGAAGCCGCCGCTACCGACTTGTCTGTTTCGGGGACGCTCACCCTTGATTCGCTCTCGGTGTCACTCGCAGAGGGTGTTCACTCCATCACTGCCAATGTGTGGTTCTGGGGCAACGGGAACGCTATCACTTCGACATCGTTCCGCATCGAGCCGAACGGCAACATCTTGGTGTCATATCCGACAGATATGGTAGAAATCGCAGCGGACGGATTCCGCGCCGCTACCGCTGGCGGAACGTACATACAGCAGACTGCCGAGGCTTGTGTGATGGTCTATCAGCAGTACCGCTTGGAGGTGTCGGGCAAGGGCATCCGCGCCACAACTGACGGCGGAAACAATTGGAAAAACTTAATATAGTGTGAATAGTATGATTAGAATAGTAAGAGGAAACAGATTTCGGTTGCTGATACCGCTTGAACTGACAACGACAGAGGGCGGAGTGAGCAAAACCGAGAAATACACGCCGACGGAACGATGCCGCGTGTGTGTCCGCAAGGCATCTGCCTCCTACGATGTTCCGCACTCGGTGCAGGACACGAACGTGCTTGCCGTTGACATCGCTGCCGACTTGCTCGGCAACGGGACGTATGCGGTGGAGGTGACTGACAAGGATGTGCGCTCAATGCGCCTTGCTCAATTCGCCATCGTGGAGACAACGGAGGAGGCGGACATCAAGCAGCCGACGGACTTTGAGTTGCAGACCGCCGCCCTTGACGCACAGGTGTTTTTCGGCGGTATCACGGAGAACGACGTGAGGCGGATTGTAGACGAGCATCTTGGCATTCCAAAGGACGCGAACGGAGAGATTTTATTAACCAAAGAAAAAAAATAGTATGGCATATCAGATTAATTTGACGGGCAAGGAGATTAACAAGCGGCTCCAGAACATAGGCACTGCCGAGGATGTGGCGGCGGCTGACGGAACACTCTACGCTCGTATCAGCACGTTGCAGACGGCGTTGAAAACGAAAGCCAACCTTGTTAACGGCAAAGTGTCGGCAAACGAACTTCCTATTGCAACTTCGTTAGGAAATCCTAATAATGGTACAATTCCATCAACATTTGCAGTTAGCAAGGCTATTAATGATAAGATTGTAGGTCTGCTTAATTGGCAAGGGGTTAAGGATACTACTGATGAAATCAAGGATATTGCACTTGCTAAAAAAGGTGATGTATGGCATTCAAACGAAGATGGTTCGGAGTGGGTATGCACTGAAGATATATTTACAGCTGATCATTCTGTGTGGGAAGAGTTGGGAGCTCCTATTGATTTGAGTGGATACTATACCAAGAATGAGGTTGACAAGAAGGTCAAACTTCTTGCCGACAGCATAGGCACTGATAGCGATGCCGCTTCTGCTAATAGTTCTGTGTATGCACGAATCAAGAAAAACCAAGCGGACATTGCGGAGATAGGTAGTCGGCAGACCAACATCGAGGAAGTCGTTTCGGTGGAGCGAAGCAATGTGTTTTTTTCGCTACCACATTTACTTCTTAATTTTAGAAACTATAATCCTTCTGGAGTGTACGTAACACTTTATCGTTGGACAGGGAAGAGATACCACGAGTTTGAAATACAAAGAGATACCGGAGGCTCGTTTCTTGAAGTTGCCGAAAGTTACAAAATTACGTTGGAGAACTATGGCAACGATGGCTTATCATATCAGTTAGCCATCACTTATGCCGATGGTACGAAAGAACCGCTTGTAGAAGCCTTAAAAAACGCCTTTGGAGGACGCATCTCTCACGGCAGACACAAGAAGAGGCGTTGGCGTTTACAAGCGTTTCTGAACGGCAGACCGATAACCGCTCCTTTTGACTTCAGAGTGTCGGTTGACCATTCTGGCGTCGTGTCCTTGACAAAAGAAGGGATGATGCGCAGCGTGCCAAAGGCAAAAGAAGTGGTGTATGATGGTTTTTTTAGCAGTACAGAATGGATAAAGTGTAAAAAAGGAGAGGTTATTAATTGTGACTATAACGCTTCTGAAAAAAGGTATCCACAACCTGGAGATTTCATAGAATCTAATAAAAGAGGAATCGTTGTGGCATCAGAGTATAATTCCGATGGTAGTCATAGAATCCTTTGGACGGTTGGTAGAACTCTTTATGAGATAGGCATAGGGGGAAAGGTCATTGAACCTTCTTTTGTTTTCTATTGCACTTCCCCAGCGAAGAAGCTATGCGACGACATCTATGACTACGCTTCCAAGATGAACAGCGGCACACTCCGTGACCTGTACATATCTGCTGGGGCGAAGTACAACGAGGCAACAGGTTTCTATGAGCTGAACGGGCTCACTGACATTACCGAGGAGGAGATGAGAGTGATATGGCAAGAAGATTTGAGCGGATGGTATCAGAAAGGAAGAACGAATCTTACGAGGAATATTAGCGCAAAAGGTAATACTGGAGGCTATAATGGAGGAATTGACATTGCCTGCATCTGTATTAATAACAAAAACTTGCAGGTGTTTAACTTAGGAGCAGATTGCTTTGCAAGATATATGGATTCTGCGTTCAGAGAATGCAGTAACTTAGAAACTATTGATACACGTTTTAGAGTAGTCCCTTATAATACAAGCCTTGGAATTAATACTTTTAGGGGTTGTATTAAGCTCAAAGATGTCAGATTTAATAACCATTACCTTCGCATGAAGGCAACGCTTAATTTATATGATAGTCCCTTGATTTCTAAGGAATCTGTATTGTCGGCAATTACTACAACTGATAATGCATCTGCAACCAGTGCTGGGTTCTTAACAATCACCCTCCACGCAGATGCCTACGCAAGACTCAAGGATGATGCCGACATCATAGCGGCTCTTGAAGCAAAGAACGGAGTAGTAACATTAGTATCAGCATAAAAATAGCATAGAATTATGATTACAAAACAGAACAACGAGATTTTCAGCACGGCGGGAAAGTACGTGCATATCAAGAACACAGACGTTTATTTCAAACGTGCGGTCGCTGTCCGCCTATCGGTAGAGCAGTGCGAGGAAGTGGACGAAGTGCCGCAAACCATCAACACTAAAGCCTATGAGGACAAGGTAGACAGCCTTATCCGCGGTCGCTACTCGCTCAGCGAAGAACTTGGCATACTGCGGCAGAAAGACGTGAAGAAAGCGGAATATGACGCTTATTTCGCCTACTGCGAGCAGTGCAAGGCAGAAGCCAAGGAGTGGTTCAAGGAACATCCGAACGGCGATTTGCCGCCATTGCCGCAAGTGGAAGAAGTGACGGACTATCTTTCGGAAACAACTGACGATGTTGTGGGATTTGGGCAATAAAAAAAGGCAGCAAGGGCGAAGCCCGTACCGCCTATTATGGTTCACAAGGGCGGAAGCCCAAAATTGACCATTACACAACAAAGATAGAAAACAATATTTAAAACTACAAAATGAATCAAGAAAAAAATGACAGGAACGGCAGTAAACAATAGTCTTCGTATCGGGACTGCAAGTATGGGAGTGTTCATAAGCGAAATCAACACACTGCTTTGGGATATGCGGTGGCTGATGCTCCTCGCTGGAGTGCTGATTATTGTAGACTTGTGGCTTGGTGTCCACAAGTCTATCTCCAACAACGTTGACATCCGAGCGAGCCGCGCGCTGAGGCGGACGATGATGAAGATAGCCGACTACCTTTGTATCGTGATACTCGGTGCGGTGGTCGGCAAGGCTCTCGGAGAACCGCTCGGATGCTCCGCCATCGTAATCGCCGTGGTGCTTATGTCGATAGCGTGTTTGTGCGAACTTGACAGCATCATCAGCAACTGGGGCGAAATTAAGGGAGTGAAAATAAACGTCTTCAAGATTGTCCTCGGTCTTGTAGGCTACAAGCGCAAGGAACTTGGAGAAGCACTAAAAGGTACAATAACTAAAAAACGGAAGAAATGAAATATTTTACACTTAACGAGCTGACACGGAGCGACACCGCATCACGGATGAAAATAGGCAACACGCCGACCGCGGAAGCGGTGAAGAACTTGACTGCACTCGTAGACAAGGTGCTTGACCCTTTGAGGGAGATGTACGGCAAGCCGATATACATCTCCAGCGGCTACCGCTGCCCACGGCTGAACAAGGCAGTCGGAGGTGTCGCTGGCTCACAGCACAAGACAGGACAGGCAGCCGACATCAATCAGCGAAGCCGCGAGGAGAACGCGCGTGTCTTTAAATTGATTGAGGAGAACCTTGACTTCGACCAACTGCTGTGGGAAAACGGCGGTCAGTGGGTACACGTCAGTTTCCGCGCAGACGGCAAGAACCGAAGGCAAGTAAAACGACTATGGAAGAAATGATTTATTAACCAGACAACGGAACGCGCTCTTTGACATACGGAATCACCGAAAAAAAACTACAAAATTTTAGCGGAATTATATACAATATTTCGATAAAATTATATATCTTTGCATAGAAAAGTCCCATATCGGCTAAATATGAGACTTTTATAAATTCGGCACACCGCCAAATAAAATTTTAATCTTATGCAAGATATGATGAATTTATCGAAACGGCAAGCATTCTCGAAAGAGGATGCAGTTGAACTGCTTAGGCAGAATGCAGTACAGATATTCGGCGCCTTTGATGAAGCGTTGGACAAGTACAATGTAGAAATTCAACAGACAAGTCCACTTGCTCGGACACGGTTGGATTCGCCACTGTTACACGCGAAAATTACAGACAGCTTCATTGCTACATTCCCAGAGAATACTATTATCGGCAAATACCGCAGAATCATTTTCCGCTATGTTGGTAATGGTAATAAATGCCAGCTTATAATCAAGAAGCTAAGCAAATCGAGCCGACCATCATATATAAGCACTCGACTGAGCAACACTATATTGTCACAAGGTCAATGCGAGTTGTTTGATGGAGAAGAGAGCGCCAAGCGAGAACCTTTATTGATTTTTGGCTATACAAAAGACAGGTTCGGTAATTTGACAAATCCGAGAATCGTCTATTTTGACGAAGAGCCAGTTTGGGAAATTGTTCCATCGGACTTTGCCTCTGCATTGCCGAATATGGACAGTGTAGAACATATCGAAGTAAAGCCAAAAAGGAAACAAAGAGAGAAGAAAGCAGAATGACAATAACTGGTGGTGTGCCGTTTTGTTTATCAAACCGATTTAGTTATGGAAAATAAGCAATTGACATTCGCAAGGGAATACAGAGGATTGTCGCAGACAGAATTGGCAAAGCGAGTTGCTGGCTTATCGCAATCCAACCTTTCAAAGTTTGAAAAATTAGGAGGTTCTTTGTCAGAAACCGCATTGCGCAATGCAATGAAGGCACTTGAATTTCCTTTCGAGTTTCTCAATATAGAAATCAACAACAATCCCGAGAGCAAACACTACCGCAAGAAAAATCAGATTGGAGAGAAGGACAAGACCAAAATAGATAGGTTTGTATCGACTGCGGCTTATGTGTTCGACAACATTCTTGATGAGTTTGAAGCTCCTCCTTTTAATTTTCATTACCTTGATGTGGAGAATGGAATAAGCCCGGAGGAGGCTGCAAGACAGACACGCAGAACGTGCCGAATTGGATGTGGCGCAATCCGTAACATCTGCAATCTTCTGGAACGCAATGGTGTGTTTGTGTATTTTTGGGATTGCGAGTATAAGGATTTTGACGGGGTGTCACTTGTCTCCGACAAGGGGAACCATATTGTTGTCGTCAACAAGAATATGCCGAACGACCGCATCCGCTTTTCTCTTGCCCATGAGCTTGGACATTTGATAATGCACAACAGTATGTTCATCGTCCTTGAGGCGAGGGATAAGGAAAAAGAAGCCAATCAATTTGCGGCGGAATTTTTGATGCCAGAGAGGGAGATAGGTAGTGCTCTTCTGAATTTGAAACCATCGGCATTGCCCCTGCTGAAACAAATGTGGCTGACATCAATGTCATCTTTGATTGTGCGTGCAAAGACTCTCGGGAAAATAGACAGCAACAGATACAAAATGCTTATGACAGAATTGAGTCGTAAAGGATGGCGCACAAACGAGCCTATACAGGTGGAGCTTGACAGCCCGACATATTTGGCGGATGCGGAAAATATGTTGCAAGATGAATTCAATTTGGACTATACAGAGCAAGCAAGGATGATGTCCTTGCCAGTAGATATACTCAGACTGATTTTTCAAGGAAAAGCGATGACAAAGATGTTGAAACCGTTGCTTCTGATAAATCAGCAACCGAACACTCCATAATGGAGATGTGCTTAAAAACGCTGGGGCGGTGATTCCGAATGTCGGAGTCGCCGCTCCTTTTGTCATAAACGTTTTTGAGAATGAGAGATGACGAGAAATGCAGATATGTCTGCGTGGTGATAGGCTGGGGGCTGATTGCCGTGCTTGCGGTGATGTGCCTCGGATGCAAGTCGGTGCAGTATGTACCCGTTGAGACGGTTCGCACCGATACGTGCTACGTGAACAAGATACGCACTGACTCAGTGAACAAGATACGCACTGACTCAGTGTATGTGCGCGACTCGGTGGTCGTGGAGCGCGGCGGTGACACAATCAAGGTGACCTCTTGGCGGTGGCGCGAGCGGTACGTTACGCAGCACGACACCGTCTATCGGAGCAGAACGGACAGCGCCTATCGGAGCAGGACGGACAGCGTTGCCGTGCCTTACCCAGTGGAGCGGAAGCTGTCACGTTGGGAGAAGACGAAGCAGGACATCGGTGGCATAGCCATCGGTGCGTTCATCGCCGTTGTGTCAGCGGTCGTGATTTGGTTGGCAGTGAAGAAGATGCGGAAATAAAAAAGCCCCCGACTAAATAAAATATCACCACAACATCCTATTTATCTACACACGTTCCGTGCGGTGTCGGGAGCCAATTATGCCTGAATCGCACGGACGTTTTGTGTCTTGTCTAAAGATAAAGCGGATGTTGTGGTTCGGCAAAGTTAGTAAATTAAATAGGGAAATCAAATGAAAACAATCGAAATCTTTGCCGAGGCTGTGAAATTCGCCTCAGAAGCATCCGACATTCCGAGCGACAGGATATTGTCGGAGAGCCGTGACGCTGACGTTGTGGACGCAAGAATGCTCGTTATTCAGACGCTTTATGACATCGGACTATATCCGCGGAGGATAGCCGAGATGTTCGGAATGACGCCGTCTAACGTGCGTCATCTGCTGACTGCTGACAACAGGAAAACAACAAACAAAGTTTACGCAAACAACTTGCAAGCATTACGCAAACACATAGCAAGCATCTTCTTTGACACCGAGTGATTCCGTGCGATATTTGCAGTACTGGCAATATTGCCAGCGTCTTAAAATCAATATTTATGGAATCAAAAACTTATGTTTTCGGTGAGAACGGCAACAATGGAATGATGTCGCTTCTTGCTCCGCTGATGCAGAAGAGCGGTCTCGATCCGAACTTGCTTCTCGCTATGAACCGCAACAACGGCGGCTTTGGCGGCGAGGGAGGTTGGTTTATGTGGGTGATTTTTCTGTTCTTCCTTATGGGATGGGGAGGCAACGGCTGGGGCTTCGGTCGCAACAACGGCGGAGGCATAGCCAACGAAATCAACAACGACTACGGGCGCAGTCTTCTGATGGACGCTATCGGCGGAAACCGCAACGCATTGAGCAACCTTGCAACGCAGCTCAATTGCACCGAGGGTCAGATTCAGAGCGCAATCGCCGCTTTGACATCACAAGTGCAGAGTGTCGGCAACCAAGTCGGAATGTCGGGGATGCAGGTAATCAACGCGCTTCAGCAAGGGAATATGCAGATTGCCCAGCAGATAGCCAACTGCTGCTGCGAGAACCGTCTTGCGATGTGTCAGCAGACGAACACACTGCAAGGCGCAATCAACAACGTTGCTGTGGGACAGGAGCGTGGCTTCTCTTCGGTAGCATACGAAACACAGCGTCAGACGTGCGACATTGAGAAGTCCATCAAGGATGCGACCGACAAGATTGTCGCTGGACAAGCGGCAGCGGAAATGCGCGAGATGCAGAACAAGATTGACATTCTCCGCGAGGAGAACGGAACATTCAAGTCGTCGGCAATGACATCGCAGATTGTCGGCAGTGCAATCGCTCCTCTCAATGCCGCTCTTGCGAGGTTGCAAAGCGAAGTGGCTGGAATCAAATGCAAATTGCCCGAAACAACGACTATCCCCTACAGCCCTGTAGTGGGTGTTCCGTCGTGCGTGGCTGCGCAGATGGGCTTGTACGGATCGAACGGCACTACCTTTTGGACATAGAAAGGAGGGCGCTATGACTTTCCGAGCATTTACATTCGTCAATAGGCGCGGCTCTGCCGCCATAGCGACAACAGGCGTGAAAGTGAACACCGACAGCGTTGTGTTCACATTCGCCAACCACGCATTCGTCAACGCGTGGTATCGCGGCACTCTGTTCGTCGACTTGGTGCAAGCCGTTCCGACTGGCACGACAGGCACACTGCCCGTCCTCTTCGAGACAAACGGAGTGACAAAAGCCGTCACTAAATTCAACGGCGACGCACTGACTGCCGCCGACATTCCAGGAACTGGGGTGGTGCAGTTGTGGTTCGACCGCCAATCCGACACCTTGCAATTGATGTCGGGAATTGTTTAACAAAAAAAGCAACAGATATGTTTAGTGGATTAAGACAGAACGCATTGATATACATCCTCGAGAAAGGGGAAACCCCGACATTGAAAGTCGGGCAAGTGGTGTCGGTAAGCAATCCGACACCGAGATACTCACAGCCGACAAATCCATATTCGGCATTCTCGCAGAACGTGGAGCAAGTGGTCGACATCTCGGTGAAGACCGACGACGGAACGGCGGTTGACTTCAAGCAGCTTCCCGCCTCGCTCGCCATAGCCAACCAAGGAAGTGTTGTCGTTGCAGACAACAAGGAAGCAATGACATCGGAGGTGGAAGCGATGCTCAGAACGTCGCGCAGCGTTGTCGAGAGCGTGGAGTACCACAAGCGAGTTATCGGAGCGTGCGACACTATGTTGCAGACTCTCAACCCTCAATTCGCCAAGGAGCGCGAGCAAGAGCAGAAAATAGGCTTGCTCGAGGAGAAGGTCACAGGAATGGAGGGAACATTGTCGGACATACGTTCGATGCTGTCCAAGGCACTGAACACGTCTGTCGCGAAAACCAAAAACTGAAACGACTATGGGATATATGATTGAAATCACCGAAGACAAGCTGGGAACGCTTGCCGAGAACGCGGAGAAGATGCTCCGCTATGGTGGAAAGGTTATGCAGTGCATAGATGATTTGCACCGCGGAAGCGGACGGATGGGCGAACGTCACTACGACGACTACCGCTCCATGGGCGACTACCGCGAGAAGTGGAACGATGATGATGACCGCGACCGCTACGGAGAACGCGGCTATCGTCGCAGATATTAGAGAGCGCTATGAAACATCGTGAGCCTCTTGACTTGTACGACACGAAGCCGCACGGAATGTCCGAATACCTCAGACACAACGGGTGGCATTTCAACCGCCGTATGTGCGAGTTCGCCGTATCGCTTATGCGCAAGGACGGCAAGCGCATCGATCCGTGGCGAAAGGAAGATGTCGACGAGCTGTTGAAATCCGCATCGGTGCAGATTGACTGCACAGACCACGACTATGTGTATGTGGCGAATATGGCTAAGGCTGACTTCCTCGGCGGATGCCTTGCGGACAACACCGCGGTAGCGAAGTATGTGAGTGATGTTTTGGGCGACGAAGACCAAGCCGACGGCTTTATTTTCAACCGCTTTTATGCCGACTGCGCGCGCAACGGAGTGGGCATTCCGTGGGAGGACGTATTGTGA